ACACTCAAACCCGACCCTGCACCGCGGGTCATACAGCCACGTGACCCCCGGTACAATGTGGAAGTGGGTCGATATCTTAAGCCTCTTGAACCCCGGCTAATGAAGGCAATTGATAAACTATGGGGTGAGAAGACGGCGATTAAGGGGTATACTGTTGAGCAAGTCGGTTCCATCATATATGAGAAATCCTTACGTTTCAAGGAACCAGTGTTTGTTGGTCTAGATGCTCATCGTTTTGATCAGCACTGTTCCCGGCAGGCACTGGAATGGGAACACAGTGTGTACAATGCGGTCATACGAGATCCATATCTCGCTGAACTTTTGACTTGGCAAGTGGATAACAAAGGGTCTGCCTTTCTTAAAGATGGGTTTGTTCGATACAATGTTGATGGCTGCCGCATGTCTGGTGACATGAACACCAGCATGGGTAACTATCTCATTATGAGTTGTCTTATCTTTGCCTTCTGTCAGGATGTTGGATTGGATGCCAGTTTGGCTAATTGCGGTGACGATTGTGTTCTTTTTCTGGAAAAGGGTGACCTAAGAAGACTTAAAGCTCTTCCTCAATGGTTTAACAATATGGGGTATTCCATGAAAGTGGAAAAACCCGTTTATGATGTGGAGAGGATTGAGTTTTGCCAACAGCACCCGGTGCGGTTAAGCCGTGGGTGGGTAATGGTCCGGAGGCCTGACGTCTGTTTGACAAAAGATGTGTGTGTTGTCCGAGGGGGGATGACTTCTACCAGGTTGCAAAGATGGCTCCACGCTCAACGTGATGGAGGGCTCAGTCTAGCAGGGGATTGTCCTGTGTTAGCGAGTTTCTATGCGGCCTTTCCTGATGGCAATGCTGAGGGGGAGGAGTCAGAGTATGCTGAACCACACAAATTCAAGGCCGAGATGCAGTGCGGCGAAATAACCCCACTTTCCCGATTTTCCTTCTGGCTAGCCTTCGGCCTCACACCTGATGAGCAGATGGCAATTGAAGTAGAATTGGGACGGTGGAAACCTACTGTGGAGTTCGGGGATGCTATTAAACAACCCACTCTACTGGACTACTGCTCAAGATAACTGACCATTATCACCCGGAACTTTATTTACATGACCATGGCTCTTGTTGTGAGAAACCCAAATCTTGCCATCACACCCGTTTTGAAAGCGGCTGGTGGGCAAATGGCTACTCAGGTTGGCACTATGATGATTAAGAAAGGGAAGCAAATGTTTTGGAATGGTGTTAAATGGGTGACCCGCAGGGCTTTTGATGCCATGTTTGGTGCACCTCAGATGAAGAAGACTGTCGTGAGGCAGTCTGGAGCAATGGCTGGAGCTGTAGTGGCGCCAGTTGCTGTTTCCCGGACCGTACGTGGAAGTAAACCTAAGTTTCGTAAGGGGGTTGGTTCTGTCACCGTGTCTCATCGTGAGTTAATTGGGCAATGGAACAACTCTCCAGGATTGACTGTGAATCAGGGAACTCAAGGCAACGTTTATCGGATTAATCCAAGTAATGGTGTGCTGTTTCCCTGGTTGCAGACGTTAGCGGCGAATTTTGATCAATACACTTTCAGCAATGTGGCATTGCAGTATGTCCCTCTCTGTTCAACGACAGAGACGGGGCGTGTAGCGATGTATTTCGACAAGGATTCCCAAGACCTGGAACCAGCTGATAGGGTCGAGCTTGCCAATATGGCTCACCTTACTGAGACCAGCGCATGGGCGGAGGCTTTGTTGAATGTACCTACTGATCGTGTGAAAAGATTCACTGATGACAGCAGCACAGCTGACCCTAAATTGCTTGACCTTGGCCAAGTTGGAATCGCCACTTATGGTGGTTCTGGCAACAACCCAGTGGGGGACATCTTTATCAGGTACACTGTAACATTCTTTGAGCCGCAAGCTTCTGCTGGGCTCATCTCAACCATCCAGACAGGAAGTGGTGGTGTCAATTCCGGCCCAATGATTGTATCTACAGCCGGAGGCGCCACCAGCACCACAATTACCTTTCGTGGGCCTGGCACTTATTACGTAAACATGGGGCAGCGGGCAACCGCTTTAACCACTGTTGGCAATTCTGCCGGGACCACAATATCATCCGTGACCAACGCTTCCAACGGCACCATCTACACCTCTGTGTGTGTGGTTGTTGTGGACGTGGTTGGAGGAACCATTACTTACACCGGAACAGATTTTGGGAATTTCACCCTCAACGTCACTAGGACGAAGAGGATCACACGTGCTAACATCATCTGATGATGATGGTGCCCGGGGTAGGATGTTTGCCGTGCTTGACAATGTCTCGCTAAGGCTTGAGTGGCTCAAGAAGTCTAACCAGCTTTATATGGAAATTGTATCACTTGACGGATCTCTTGAAGAACAAGTAATTGTCCAGAACGAGGTTAAGAA